TACAACAAATTTGACTTCACAGTTAAACACTATTTAGAGAATACAGACAAACGATACGAAGAATTTAGTACTATCTCTACGCGTATACGTAAAGAAATACGTGACGACCAAATTAAAGGTGGTATGGTAGGTCAGTACAATCCAAGTATTACGGCACGTCTAAACGCCTTAAAAGAACAAATAGAACAAACGAATATAGAGCAACCATTGTTTCCAGATGTTTCAAAGAACGACGGCGATAAATAAAATACTTGCGTTAAAAAAACGAATCAAGATTGTTCAAGGTGGTACTTCAGCTGGTAAGACTTACGGCATACTACCTATTCTAATAGACCGTGCAGCCAAAACACCTAACACCGAAATAAGTGTAGTAAGTGAATCAATACCACATTTGCGTAGAGGTGCTTTACGTGACTTCTTAAAGATTATGAAGTCAATCAATAGGTATGTAGACGACAGGTATAACAAAACACTTCTAAAATACGAATTTGCAAATGGCAGCTTTATAGAATTCTTTAGTGCAGACGATTCAAGCAAGTTGCGTGGTGGTAGACGTTCAATCTTGTATATTAATGAATGTAATAGTGTAAGCTTTGAAAGTTTTAACGAATTGTCAATTAGAACAAAAGACGAATGTTTTTTAGACTACAACCCAACCGCAGAATTTTGGGTACAGACAGAACTTGAAGGACAAGAAGACGCAGAAAAGATTATCCTAACCTACAAAGACAACGAAGCACTTGACAAAGGTATAATAGACCAAATAGAAAAGAACATAAAGAAAGCCGAAACAAGTAACTACTGGAAGAATTGGGTTCGTGTATATGTAGACGGTGAAATGGGACAACTTGAAGGTGTAGTGTTTAGTAACTGGAAGCCTATAGACACAATACCAAACGAAGCAAGACTTATAGGCATAGGTGTCGACTTTGGCTACACAAATGATCCAACGTCCATTATAGAAGTTTACAAAATGAACGAAACACGAATACTTAACGAAGTAACCTACCAAACAGGTTTATTAAATAGTGACATAGCAAAGATACTACCACGCGACGTACCTGTATATGCCGATAGTGCAGAACCTAAAAGTATTGCAGACATTCAAAGGTATGGCATAACAATAAAAGGCGTTACAAAAGGACGCGATAGTATAAACTACGGTATTGATGTTATGCAACGTGAAAACTATTTAGTTACATCACAAAGTACAAACTTAATCAAAGAACTTCGTAGCTACTGTTGGGACACAGACAAAACAGGTAAACGACTAAACAAACCAATAGACAACTTTAATCACGCAATAGACGCAGTCCGGTATCACGAAATGGAAACACTTGGTATGAACAAAAACTATGGTAGTTATTCTATACTCTAAACTACAAAAACACGAAAATTAAGTTATATAATTATGAAGCTTGACATATTACTTCCTACTTCACTTTCAGAAATACCTTTATCAAGGTATCAGAAATTTATAGAAATGAAAGAACAAAGCAATGACGAAGAATTTATTGCAAACAAAATGATTCAAATATTCTGCGGTATTGAACTAAAAGAAGTAATGCAAATAAAAGTCAAAGAACTAAACGGCTTAATAAAACACTTTACTGATGTGTTTAGTGAAAAGCCACAACTTGTACGACAGTTTAAAATTAAAGATATTGAATTCGGTTTTATACCTAAAATAGACGATATAAGTTTTGGTGAATATGTAGATTTAGAACACCACTTTCAAAACTGGTCTACCTATCACAAGGCTATGGCGGTTATGTTTAGACCTATCAAAGAAAAACACGGAGACAAATACACAATAGTAGACTACGAACCTAATGAAGATATGCAAGAACTTATGAAGTTTGCACCTTTAGATGTAGCAATTAGTGCATCTGTTTTTTTTTGGAGTTTAGGAAGCGAATTATTAAATCTTACGATGAACTATTTACAGAACGAAGTGACGAAGATGACGCGTTCAGTGAATACTCAGAACGAAGCCAATTTGGAAAACGCTGGGGCTGGTATTCAAGCATCTATAAATGCGCTTCAGGAGATATCACCAAGTTTGATGAGGTCACCAGAACAAGACTTACTCAATGTCTCACCTATCTTACCTTCGAAAAGCAAAAAACGGAAATCGAAAGCCGCGAACTTAAAAGACAAATGAAACGATAATATATATTATGAATTATTTTGATATTATAGACAAACTTAAACAACACTTTGAAAACGATGCAATCATAAACACCGTTACACAAGGTGATATTTTTGAAGTAGACTTAAACAAGCAAACAATATTTCCGTTAGTTCATTTGATTGTAAACACGGCAACTTTTGAAGAAAACGTAATACGTTATAACATAAGTATTTTAGCTATGGACATAACCGACATAAGCAAAGACGCAAACACGAATAACTTTGACGGCAACGACAACGAATTGTATGTACTTAACACTATGTTAGCAGTTCTTAATAGATGTTATGAATTGTTAAGACGTGGCACTTTATACACCGATAAATTTCAAGTAGACGGTTCACCAAGTTGCGAACCTTTTACCGAACGATTCGAAAATAAGTTAGCTGGCTTTACAATGACAACCGATATACTTATACCAAACGATATGACTATATGTTAGAAAACGTCCAAGAAATATTAGACGAATTTAAAGCTAACGTAATAAGTGAAGCTAAAAGAAACCTGTCTGCACAAAACACTTCAGGTAGGTTAAAAGATAGTTTAAAAGGATATGTTAAAGAATCTAAAAATAGTATTCAAGTAAGCTTTGAAATGGAAGACTACGGCTTTTATCAAGACCGTGGTGTTAAAGGTAAAAAAGGTGGCAAAAGTTTAGACGGCTACAAATACACGAATAAAATGCCACCACCTAAAGCTTTTGATAAATGGACAGTAAGAAAAGGCATAGCACCACGTGACAAAGAAGGTAGGTTTATAAAACGTAAATCATTAAACTTTTTAATTGCACGAAGTATATTTAACAAAGGTATTAAGCCTACACTATTTTTTACCAAGCCTTTTGAAAAATACTATAAAAGGTTGCCTAAAGAACTTACTGAAAAGTATGCACTTGATATGGTAAACCTATTTAACACAATAACAGACGAAAACTTTAAACGATTAGCCAAATGAATTTAGCACGAAGTCCACATATTATAGAAATAGCCGAAACAGGTCAAGAAGGTTCTAAAGTAGAATTGTTTTTAGGTGCTGACATAGGTACTTCAACACCTACTTACACACTTTCTAAACTTATACCAGCTTCAAACAAAATAGAAACCTATTACAATATATCGCCTTACATTCGTGAATATTTTAGTTTTACACATTGGCAAAACGCAACAGGTTTAGCTTATGACATAGACACAAGTACAGACTTTGAAGTAGACTATGAACTAAAAAAATATAAATTAGTAGGTGGCACATATACACAAGTAGGTAGCACAATTACCGATTCATTTGTTGACGGCTTTGGTTATTACGAAGACGGTTACAATCCTTCTGCACCTTCTGTATTATTAGACGAAGGTACTTATTTCTATAACTATGACTCAACTATATCTACGGGACAAAATAACGGAACGTGGGGTTCTATAGATATTCAAATAAATGTGGGTGACGTTGTAAGATATACCGATTTAGTAACAGGTAGTAGTTTTGATTTTACTGCTACAACGGCTGGTTTAAAAAGCTTTGCAAGAATTTATTTGACGTATGCAGCCAACGGCAACAAAGTAGAATGGTTAGCGGGTGGTACTCTTATTAAGTGGACCGCATACTTTAAACCTCAATGCGAACCTAAATACCAACCTGTAGTTGTAGATTTTGTTAATCGTTATGGTAGTTGGTCAAGAATATTTTTTCAAAAGGCAAAAACACGAACTATACAAGTAAAGAAAAACGAATACAAGTTAAATCCAGATAGTTTGCCGTTTACACCTGAAGACACAAGACAAAAAGCACAATTCAATATAAACGGCACAGAAACAATAAAGTTAAATACAGGTTGGGTAAACGACAATTATGGTGAATACTTACAACAAATGTTCTTAAGTGAATATGTCGTTTTATGCGACTATGAAAATAATCAAGACTATGCAGCAGTAAAAGTAAAGCCAAGTTCACTAAAAAAGCAAGTAGGTCTAAATGACGGAATGATAAACTACACACTTGAGTTTGAATTTGCTTACGATATGATAAACACGGTAATTTAATGCGCACAGTACAAGTATATATAGAAGGACAAAGACTTGACTTGTTTGATGATGAAACAATAAGTGTCACAAGTAAACAACAAGACATTCAAGACATAAGCAAAGTATTTACTGACTTTAGCCAGTCTTTTAGTGTGCCAAGTACACCGAATAATGATGCCATATTTTCACACTTCTATAATTCAGACGTAGGTGACTTACAAGATGTAAGCACTATATTCGATGCAAATCAAAGACGTGACGCGTTTATAGAAATAGACCTAACAACTTTTAGACGTGGCAAGATACAACTTGAGAAAGCCGAAATAAAAGACAACCAAGCTTACTCTTATCAAGTTACTTTCTATGGCGATATAACAAGCCTAAAAGACAAGTTTAATGACGACAAGCTTGTTAACTTAACTTACTTAAGAACATTTGGACACGCATACACGGCTACAGAAATACGAAACAGAATAACTGACGGTTCTGCAAATTATCCTTTGAGATATCCGTTAATTACAAGACGTTACTTGACGTATGATGACGGTGGCACAAACGACATAAACACGAACACAGGTGCAATACAATATAGTGAACTATTCCCAGCTATTAGAGTTACATCCATTATCGCAGCTATAGAAATTCAATACGGTGTAGACTTTGAAGGTACTTTTTTAAGTGACAAAAGAATTAGAAATTGTTTTTTGTTTTGTCAAAACAAAGATGACTTTCAATTCTTTACAACTACAGAAGATGTAAACTTTACAACAGGTGGTGAAACTTTAAGCTATCCAAGTGGTGACGTATACACAAACTATTTTGATTTAACTGCAAACACTTTAACAATAACACCTATAAACTTTAACGATGCCTTTGGAGTAACACCAAGTAATCAATTTTGGGAATCACAAATAAAACACAAGGTTTTAATTAATTCTTTTTGCGCAAGTACAACCGCAACGTATTACATAGATGTATTTATTAATGACGTTTTAACGACTACACTTGAAGGCAATTTCGGTATTTATCAGCAAGTATATTTAAGAACTAACGCACAAATAAACACACAAGATGTTTTGCATTTTAGAGTACGTGCAACAGAAAGTACTACTGTGACTGTAACGGCATATTATGAGCAAGAAGGTACAAACTTTTTTAGCGGAAGTATTCAGATTTATTCTAATAGTTTTTATGCAAGTGCCAGTAATACGTTAACAGGCAATATTGACCCAATAGCCTACTTGCCAGATATGAAAGTAAGCGACTTCTTTACGGCAATTTTAAAAGAATTTAATTTAACGTGCTATCCGTTAGAACAAGATGTATTTCAAGTTGAGCCTTTAGATGACTGGTATTCTAAAGGTGCTATTGTAGACATCACCAAATACACGGACATAAAATCTATAAATGTAGAAAGGCTTAAACTATTTAATAACATCGTTCTAAAATACGAACAAAGTGAAAACATATTAAACAACCAATTTAGAGAATTATTTGGTCGTGAGTATGGTGACGCACAAATAGCTTTTGACTATGACGGTGGCGAGTACAAAATAGAACAACCGTTTGAAAATATGCAAATGAATAGGTTTACTGGTACTGACTTACAAGTAGGTTTTACGGTAGACAAAGACCTAAACACCTACACACCGAAGCCTATGTTATTGTATATGTATGATGAAACGAATGTAAGCTTTAAATTTTACAATGGTTCGACTTATTCTACTTTAACGGAGTATATGCCTTTTGGTCAAGATGTCAAGGTAAACACGGAGAATTATTCTTTAAACTTTAATGCAGAAATAAGCACACTTACAGGACAAGTAGAACAAAACACTTTATTTGCAACATATTACTTTGGTTATTTAAGTAACCTATTTAAACTTAAAAATAGACGTTACACCGTAAAGACGAATTTACCTGTAAGCTTACTAACTAACTTAAGGCTGAATGACCGTCTTATAATTCGTGATAAAAGGTACATTATAGAATCAATGAAGTCTAACCTAAACAATGGTGACGTTGACTTTGTATTGATAAATGACTTTAGAGCTATTCTTTCGGATAGTGGCACAGACCAGCCAGAAGTTATTATAACAGATGAAAACGCACAAGATGTAGACGTTAGAATATTGTTTCCAAATGACGTTGAAACTGCACGAGTAACAACTACAACAAGCGGTGTAACAATAACACCAAGTACTTTAACAAGCGAAGGTTTTGTAACAGTAAGCATACCAGCGAATCCTAACGCAACTACGGTACTAAAAACCGAAGACGACGTTGACTACATAAACACCGAAAACACGAATAGAATAAGAACTGAAGGTGGTACTGTTGAACTAATTACTTTAAACGTACAATACACGTTTATTAACGGCACACAATCAACTAACCAAATATACATACAACAACAACCATAATG